CTACAAACACGACTAGCTTTAATCCTGACCTCAACGATATTTTTGAAGAGGCGTTTGAGCGTTGTGGCTTAGAGTTACGCACAGGCTATGATTTTAGAACTGCACGTCGTAGTTTAAATTTCTTGCTGACAGAGTGGGCTAACAAAGGTATTAACCTGTGGACTATCGAGCAAGGCTCGATCAACATGGTGCAAGGACAAACAACTTATGATTTACCTGATGATACCGTTGATCTTATTGAACATGTTATTCGCACTTCTTCCGGACAAGGTCCTAACCAAACTGACCTCAACATTACGCGCATAAGCGTTTCTACTTATTCGACTATCCCTAACAAACTGGCACAAGGTCGCCCTATTCAGGTATGGATTAATCGTCAGTCAGGACAAAAGGTTGGGTCAAATTTAGAGAGTGCTGCGAAACATCCACAGATTAATGTATGGCCTGCGCCTGATCAAGGTACTGAAGAGCAGCCTTTCTATGTGTTTTACTACTGGCGCATGAAGCGTATATACGATGCAGGTACAGGTACTAACGTAGTGGATATTCCTTTCCGTTTTTTAAATTGCTTGGTTGCTGGTCTGGCATACATGATCGCTATTAAGAAACCAGAAATTGATGCACAACGTATTTTAGGTTTGAAGTCTATGTACGATGAGGCTTGGGAGTGGGCAGCTAGTGAAGACCGTGATACGGCTGCTGTTCGCTTTATTCCACGCCAGATGTTTGTGACGTAATCATGGGCAATCGGTTTAGTTCGGCTAGGCACTCAATTGCGGAGTGTGACCGTTGTGGGTTCAGGTACAAGCTAAAGGATTTAAAAATCCTGATAATCAAGACTAAACAAGTTTCGATTAAAGTTTGTAATACCTGCTGGGAACCAGACCAACCGCAGTTACAGTTAGGTATGTATCCTGTCGATGACCCACAAGCAGTACGGGAACCACGTCCAGATAACAGCTACTACCAATCTGGATATTCTGGTTTGCAGTTAACTACTAATACAGATTTTGGTGACCCGAGTGGCGGTAGTAGGGTGTTTCAGTGGGGCTGGTGGCCTATTGGTGGAGCAAGTGCCAATGATGCAGGTTTAACGCCTAACAACTTAGCAGTACAATGCGTAGTAGGAACAGTAACAATTTCTTAGGAGCAGGACATGAAACATGATGACGCAAAACAAGATAGACCGATGATCAAAAAGATTGCGGATCAAGAAATTAAAAAGCATGAAAAACGTTTACACAAAGGCGGCAAAAAAATGGCTAAAGGCGGCGTAACGTCTGAAGCAATGATGAAAGTTGGTCGTAATATGGCACGTGCTAACAACCAAAAAACAGGTTAAGGAGCAGACATGGCTAAGTTTTCTAAAAAAGTAATGGGTAAAGAAGTTGGTTCTGCTTCTGTGTATGCAAAACCCCACACCATGAGTGGTGGTAATGTAAAAGACACCCGTCAAAACGACAGCAGAGTAGATACGCTTGACCCTTCTATTGGCGGTTTAAGTAAATCTGCTGGCGATGAAAAAGTTAAAACGACTGGCATTAAGATTCGTGGCACTGGTGCTGCGACTAAAGGTTTGATGGCACGTGGTCCTATGGCTTAAGGAGTAGTTTGTGGACTATATTGAGTTAAATGCTGCGGTTCTTGGGTATGTACAGGACTACGAAGACACCTTCGTAAATAGCATACCTACGTTTGTACAGCAGGCAGAAGAACGCATATACAACACAGTTCAAATCCCGGCTTTACGTAAGAATGTAACAGGCGGTGTGCTTGCCGGTCGTAAATATTTGTCATGTCCGGGTGATTACTTATCTTCGTTTTCTATGGCGGTAATTGAGAACAAAGATACAGAGAACGAGACTTACACATATTTATTGAACAAAGATGTTAACTACATGCGGGAGGCATACCCAAACCCTAATGACACAGGAACACCAAAGTACTACGCTTTGTTTGGTCCTACTGTAGTTACTGGCGCAGCTACAAATGAATTAAGTTTTTTGTTAGCTCCTACGCCAGACGTTGATTACGGTATAGAACTACATTACTACTATTATCCAGAAACTATTGTGCAAGGTCGTATCGGCTCTGTAGGCGATTTGGCTGGTGGTTCAGGCTATACAGACGGTGTTTACTACGACATTCTTTTAACAGGCGGTGCGGGCGTTGGTGGTACGGCAACCCTAGTTATTTCTGGTGGTACGGTTGTTAGTGTGCAGTTGAATAATGGTGGCGCTTTCTATAAAGTCGGCGACGTGGTTTCTGCCGCTGGTATTGGTACAGGTTTTGGTTTCTCTGTTAACGTTCTCTCTATTACTAACCCGACGGGCACGTCATGGCTTGGGGACAATTATGCTCCCGCACTGTTGTACGGCACATTAGTAGAAGCGTATACGTACTTAAAAGGTGAAGCGGACATTATGGCGTTTTATCAAAAGAGATACGAAGAAGCTCTTGCTCAGTTGAATCGTCTGGGTACAGGTCTGGAGCGTGGCGATGCGTACAGAGATGGTCAGGCAAAAATTAAGGTTAACCCATAATGGCACTGCAACAAGGTCAGACGTTAAGTTTCAGAAGCGAGATGCTATTAGGTGGGCAGAACTTCGCTTCGGATACATTTTATATGGCGCTATACGATGGCTTTGCTACATTAGGGCCTACTACTACCGAGTACACGTCAACTAATGAAGTATCAAGTGATGGCACTAACTATACAGCTGGCGGTAATGTGCTTACAGGTGCAACTGTTAATATAGACGCAAATACTAATACGGTATATCTTAATTTTGATAATGTGTCTTGGCCTGATGCTAATTTTACTGCGCGTGGAGCTTTGATATATAACTTAACCCAATCTAATAAATCAGTAGCTGTATTAGATTTTGGCTCAGATAAAACATTTAGCGCCGCTAATAACACAGTAACTATGCCGGTTAACTCGTCAACAACAGCACTACTAAGATTTGTTTAGGAGATCAAATGTCACTAGTAAATACCACCAAAGGTGAGATGGATACTTCGTTATTAGAGAAACGTGAAGGCGTTGACGAGAATGATAACGAACGTGCTGAGTGGACAGAGTATTGGCTTGACGGCGAATTAGTTCATCGCTCAGTACATATGACGTTAAAGAAATATACATTAACTGGCGAAGCCGTCGCCGCATCTTTAGGATAAAGGAAATATCATGGCAAATGCTCAAGCAATGTGCACCTCGTTTAAAAGCGAGATTCTTACTGCAACACATAATTTTGGTACTGCACCAATTCGTGCGGCTACTACTGCGGACACCTTTAAAGCTGCTTTATATTTAGCATCGGGTTCACAAGGTGCGTCTACAACAGCTTACGCTACAACTAATGAAGTTACCGGTACAAACTATACTGCTGGTGGTGTTACTGTTACCAATGCAACTGCTCCAACAACGAGTGGTACAACCGCATACTGGACGCCTTCAGCTTCTATTGTATATACCAACGTTACTCTTTCTGTAGCTTTTGATGCAGTGTTAATTTATAACAGCACGCAGTCTAATAAAGCAGTAAGCGTTCATACATTTGGATCGCAAACTGTTACAGCAGGTAACTTCACTTTGGTTATGCCTACCAACGGTGCTGGTACAGCGTTATTGAATATAGCTTAATTTAACTTAACGGCGGACGGATAAGCCATGTTTGGTACAAGTTCGTACGCCGAAACAACCTTTGCTGGGCTACCCAATAGTTTTGGCCCAGTTACAATTACGCTTACTGGGGTTACAGGTACAGGTTCGGTAGGTAGTGTAGTAGCTACCCCAGAATTAGCGTTGACTGGTGTAACAGGTACGGGGTCAGTAGGTACTGTACTTCTTCCCGGTAATACGCAAGCTTTCTTATCTGGAGTTTCTGCTACTGGATCAGTAGGTACGGTAACCGTATCACTGTCTGTTAGTCTTACTGGGGTAACAGGTACAGGTAGTGTAGGGTATGTCACACCTGCGATTAACTTATCTGGGGTAACAGGTACAGGTAGTGTAGGGTATGTAACAATTCCAGTATCTATATCTGGGGTAACGGGTACAGGTAGTGTAGGGTATATCACCCCTGCGGTTAATTTATCTGGAGTAACAGGTACAGGTAGTCTTGGTAGTGTAACTCCGGATTTATCTAAGTCTGTTACTGGAGTTTCTGCTACTGGCTCAGTAGGTAGTTTAGTAGTTACTCCAACAGGAGTGTTGACGGAAGTAACCGCTACAGGCGTTGTAAATGATGTAGCTACTGCAAGAACATTAAATCTTTCAGGGGTTTCTGCTACAGGATCAGTAGGCAGCGTAGTAAATACGCCGACGGTAGAAATAACGGCTGTATCAGCAACAGGTACTGTTGGCACTATGGGTGTAGACAGAACATCCGCGCTTCTTGGTGTTATTGCAGCAGGTACAGTAGGGGATGTTAAAGCATTACCAAGTTGGATTTATATTCCTACGGCTTCAGATGGAAATTGGCAGTCTATAGATACTGATGAAAATGCTGATTGGGCGTTAATAGATACTGACGAAAATGCTGATTGGGTTTTAATACGTACAGAATAAAGGTGATATATGGCGTTTGTAATTAAAGATAGAGTTAGAGAAACGGCTACTACTACTGGTCAAGTTTCTATGGTTTTAGGTGGCGCTTACACAGGATATAACACTTTTGCTTCTATCGGTGATGGCAATAATACTTATTACACTATAGCTGGTCAAAACACTAGTGAATGGGAAGTAGGTGTTGGTACATATTCTTCTGCTATCCCTGCGTTAACTCGTGACACAGTTCTTGCAAACTATTTAGGTACTACAGCTAAAATTAGTTTTTCCGCCGGTACTAAAGACGTATTCTGTACATACCCAGCAGAGAAAGCTTCCTATGTTGATCCTACACAATTAATTTACGGTGGTGACAACGGCGCAATATTCTTAACAGCGCAATCCATTACAACAAATGCAGTGGTTCCATCTGGGTACAACGGTATCGTAGCGTCAACACTAACAGTTGCTAACGGCGGGTCTATAACAGTGCCAAACGGTTCAGTTGTAATTGTCGTTGCATAAGGGGTAAAAATGGCTACAGTATTAAAGGCAGGTAACGTTACGACAGGCGGATCATTCACCCCAGATAACACCGGCATATTACAAATCAAAACTGGCACTGGTGCTGGTACTACAGCTATAACAGTCGATGCTTCACAAAACGTAACTATCGCTGGAACTTTATCTGCAACTGGTGGTATCTCTGGTGGTGGTAATCCACAAATGTCTTTTGCTTCATATCCTACTACTGTGTTTAACAGTACAGGCACACCGATGGCTAATACAGGTACAGGCACATTTAACTGGACTTGCCCTACTGGTGTAACAAAGGTAATGGTAAGCGTTATCGCTGGCGGTGGTGGCTGTGGCAATGGTCTTGGCGGCAATGATGGAGGAGTAGGCGGTACAGCAATAGGAATTTATACTGTTACACCAGCTACTGTTTATGCCGTTACTGTAGGTGCTGGCGGAGCTGGTAGTTCCACTACTGGTACTTCTGGCGGTTCTTCTTCTTTTTCTACATTGGCAACCGCAACAGGTGGGGGTGGCGCTACAACTGTTATTTCCGGCACAGGTGGCGCTGGTTCCAGCGGAAACATAAAAAATAGTCCGTCTGGTGCAGCAGGATCAAGTTATTACAATGCTACACATATAGGTTATCTTGGATCCCTACAAAATAATCCTCCTATACCTTGGAACCTAGATTCCGTAACAACTGCTGCTACTAACTGGTCAACAAGTACAAAATCTGCTCCGGGCGCTCTTGGAAGCGGTACTTATGGAACTGGTGGTGTATCAGGTATTGTTGTTATCACTTGGGTGGGCTAATTATGAAAAACGCTTTAATTTCTCCTAATGAACAAGTTTACAGCTACGACAAAACTTTATTAGGCGTAAGAGTTGCTGAAGTTTCTGATAATCCATTTGAAGTTGCATCCCCTTTATTTTGGGTAGAATGTGCTGACGATGTTGTAGCAGATCAGTTTTATTACGATACTGAGACACAGACAATTATTGCTAAACCTATTCCACCAACTCCTCCTTCTACAGTTGAGGTAACACAATGACAGCAGCACTAAAAGGAAACGCGGACGGTAGTGGAGCCATACAGGTTGGTGGCCTAGATGCTATCACCATTAGTACTTCGCAGATTGTTAGTTTTTCAAATCCAATAGGGACATTAAGTTTAACAAACCCAACTATAACGGGCGGTTTAACTATGTCTTCAGGTAGCATAACAATGGCTGCTGGTACAACAGCACTTGCTCCTTTAGTATTTACTACCGGTTCACTATTAACAAGTCCTGTTGCAGGTACGATTGAGTATGATGGTAGTACATGGTTTAGCACCGATGATGTTACTGATGGTCGTGGGTTTATTCCGTCTACGCACTTTTTTCGTTTAACTGCTGATGCTGGCGCTGCTATTGGCCCCGGTATAGCTAACTTTTTTGGTACTACATCAGGTATATCGTTAGACCCAAGTATTTTTTATGAAGTAGAGTACACCATATATTTTCTAAAAACTACTGCGGCTGGTGTTGTATTTACACTTACGTTTTCTAACGCGCCTATTAATAACAATGCTTATTATGTTGGAACTCCGGTTGGCGGTGTAGGTACTGTTGGTACTTCTCAAACTGCGGCACTTGTTAAATCTGCGGCTACAGGCGGTGCATTACCTATTACAGGCAGCTTAACTACTGCGGTTAACCATCAATATAAAATAAATGCGATGTTCCAAGCAAATGCAACTACTGGGGGTACATTAAATTTACAAATTACTAGTGGATCAGGAACGGTTACACCTTTGACAGGTAGTTACTACAAAATAACTCGTATACCTTCTGCTAACACAGGCGCTTTTGTTTAAGGAATAGTTATGGCTATAACGCTAGACGGTACCGGTGGTATCACCAATTCATCATGGACAACTTCGGGCAGACCTGTGACTCCTGTTACCGGGCAGTTTGGATATAACACCACGCTTGGCTACCCTGAATACTACACTGGTGTTTATTGGTCACCATTTAATGCATCAACTAGCACCACTCTTGATTATTTAGTTGTAGGGGGTGGCGGTGGTGGTGGAACACAGGGCGGCGGCGGCGGTGCAGGTGGGTTTAGAACCGCGCTTGGAGTTTCGTTAACTTTAGGTGTGGCATATACTGTAACGGTTGGTGGTGGTGGCGCAGCTAATACTGTTGGTAGCAATTCGGTTTTTGACACTATTACAGCTGCTGGCGGTGGTAATGGCGGTAGAGCTGCTGGTGGATCAATTAATGGCGGTAACGGTGGCTCTGGCGGTGGTGCAGCAG